ACCACCTGGTCGGCAGACGCGGCCGCATCGCCCGCGGCTTCGTCGGCCGCCTGAGCCGGCGCCGGGTCCTCGCCGACGCCAGCTTTGCCGCGGCCCTTCCGACCTGGCTTTTCGTTCTTCGACTCAGTCTTCGGCGTGGGCAGCGCTGGCGCAGCAGCTGGCGCGCCGCCGGCGGCCTGGGCCTGCTCGATGAGCGAACGCTTCGGCGCGTGCCAGGTCAGCAGCGCGGCGCCGAAGTCGGCGTCGAACTCGGCCGGCGAGGCGACGAGCGACAGCGGTTGCGGCAGGTTGGCCTTGGCCTTGGTGTCGAACGGCGCCGGTGTCACGTTGACGCGCAGCTGGTCGTCGCCCTCGGCGGCAATGGTGATCATCAGCGTCGCCTTCTTCGCGAGCTCATGCAGGGAGGTGAACATAGGTGGTTCCTCTTCGGTTGGTGGGTGCCCAGGTGGGCGCTGGTTAATCGTTATCGTTGGCCTGGCGTTTCTTCACGTCGACCTGGTCGCGGCGCTTCATGTGACGGCGTGCGACGGCGCGCAGGACCACGCGCAAGGCCGGGTTTTTCAGCATGTCGTCGATCGAGGCCGTAACGCGCAGCATGCGGTGGGCGATCTCGAGCGAAGCGCGGTCGGGTTCGGTACGCACCATGGTCAGCTGCCTACGAAACTGGCTGGATTGGCGGCCATGTACGCGCGCCAGATTTCATTGCCCTCATCACGACCGGCGAAGAAGGCGTCGGCCTCGGCGGTGCCGGGCTTGAAGGGGCAGAGTGGGCGTTGGCCGTCGACCCGGAAATCGAGCAGCCAGCGCACGCCGCGCATGTACGCATCGCTTCGAGGGGTACGTGGGCGGTCGAAGGCACCCCGCATCAATTCGTCGACGAGGATGCTCATCAGCGCACCCCGGCGACGACGGTGATGCCGTAGGCCTGGTCGCCCAGCACCTCAGCCGTCAGGATGGCGGCGGCCGTGCTCGACACGGCGAGGGCACTGAAAGTGATGCACACGGTGGCGGTGCGTACGGTGATGAGGAAGGGCTTCTTCATACAGGTCTCCAGTTCGCGGCTCGGCGGATGCTGAGCTTGTTTTGGCAGAGCGATTTGCTCCGTGAATTTGCATATTACGCATATTCCAAATATGCGTCAAGCGCAAATTTTAGCTGGATGAGCCGGTGAGCTACAGACGAGAAAAAGCCCCGACATGCGGGGCTTGGAGGAGAGGCTTGTAACTGTCTTACTTCGCCTGGGTGTTGCGTAGCGGACGCTTGGGCCGAGCTAATTGGAGGGCAAGGGGGTGCTGCTGGATCTTAATCTTTTGCGAAAAAGTACTCCACTTTGGCGCCGAGCGATACTGCAGCACTTACGAGGCGGCGGGCGTCATCTAAGTCCTTTAAAGCGAATACATAATTGCCGCCGCAAATGCCTTCTTTTGTTGAGGTGAACATTAGCTGCGATTGCCGCAACGAAAATGATGCGACCTGAATGTCGGAAAACTCGATGTTGACCTTTTTTGCACCGCAAATTGCTTCCGTACGAATATACGGATTTTTCACCCATTCACCGTACCCAAGTTGTTGGAATGATGAAATTGCTTCAGCAGGGGGTAAGCGGGGCAGATCGGCTACTTTTTGCATTGCGCATCCTGTCAAGGCGAGTGCTGCACTCAGGATCAGAAGTATTTTTTTCATTAGCTCCTCATGTGGCATTAATTTGCTGGTAAGCCTCAAAATCTGCCCGAGATTGACCGGCCCGGCTGATACGCTACTCGGCCGACGATGCTCAGCTGTCCGCTGCGGACGTTGATAGGTTTGAAGTCCGGGTTGACGGATGTCAGGTACCACTGCCCCCCACGCTCCACCAGCTGCTGTACGCATGCCTCGCCATTCCAATTTACAGCAAACACCTCGTAGTTACGCCGGGCGGTATCGGACGTATCAACAACGACCCAGTCGTCCTCGAACAGCATCGGCTCCATGCCGCGATCGCGCACGCGGATGGCCAGGAGCCGCCCGGGATCTAATCCCAGCGCGCGCAGTTCAGCAGTTAGAACTCGAAGCGGCTCTAGATTCGATAAGTCGGGAACAGTGTCGTAATTAGTAGAGCCCGCACGCAGCCTTAGCGCTATTCGCGGAATCGATGTAACTTCCGTTTCGATAAATTCTGCTTGCCCCATTGATTAAGACCTTCGAAGCTTTTTGCGGTGCTCTGTTACCACGCCAATAACAGTTAATTGTTCGGTATCGCTGCGTAATGTGGGGTAATCGTCATTTAGTGGAACAAGTTCGAATACCATGTTTCCAGAGGCGTCGATACCGCGAGGCCGGTATTTCTTGAACGTGGCTTGCTCAGTTCCATTTCGAGCAATAACAAAATCGCCTGGATTTGGCGCAATTTCTGGGTCGACCACAATCCGGTCTCCTGGCCGGAAGTCGGGGAGCATCGAAAGCCCCTCGACGTCGAGAGCAAAAGCCCAGTCGGATAGATCCTGGTCAGTGTACTCGTATGCATACCCAGCGCCTGGCGGGTACGGGGTTTCCATATCGCGGAGTGCGCCGGCCTGCACGGACGAGATGACCGGAATTCGGCGCAGCGCCGCCGCTGCCGGCTTGACGTTCTCATCGAAATCGGCAGAACGTGATTGAGGCGTGGCGTCGACCTTGGCCAACATATCACGCTGCTCGTCATCTTCCGCGAACAAAGCGGCAACCGGGACGGCGAACGCAGCTGCGATTTTACTGAGCATCTGATCGCTATAGCCTTGCAGACCTCGCTCCAGACGCGAAAGGTTCCCTACGTCGCTCCCGATCTCTGCTGCCAGCTGGTTGAGTGTGAGGCCGCGCGCTTTGCGGATCTTCCGAATTGTCGTTCCGATAGTCATAGTTGCATCGTCGCTTTTTTATGCGGTCAGCGCAAAGCGTATTGCGCAAATTCTCGTCGCGGCTTAATATGCGTCTTACGCAAATTTACTTTCGGACGAACCTATGAAAACACCTCTCCGCCGTGTGCGAGAACAGAAAGGCCAAACCATTGTCGAAGTCTGCCGCGCTGTCGGCGCTGATCCTGGGAACCTTTCGCGCATCGAAAACGGCAAGCAAAAAGCTTCGACAGAGCTGGCTGAGAAACTGGCGAAGCACTTCGCGCCGGATATCACCGAGCTGGAGATTTTGTATCCCGAACGTTCCGAAGTGTTGCCACAGTAACAGTGTGTTAAGGAAATAGCATGCGGAGCAATCCACACAAGACCCGAATCGCGATGTACCGCGAGTGCGTAGAGGAGTGGCGTAAGCGCGAGGGATGGAGCCGGGAAACCGTCTGTCAGATGATCGTCGAGGCGCACGAACAGATCGATGGCCCAGCCACCACCGGCATCCGCTTTGAGCCGCCTACCACCGACACCTACGAGCGCCAGAAGGTGAATGCCGAGCGTATCTTCCGTTGGCTGGACGACGTCACCAAGGACAGGAACCTGCTGCCGGCGAACTTCGAGGCTTCCATAGAAGAGGCCATGCCGACCGACATCTACCTAAAGTTCGAGAACATGCGTCTGGCGCGCAGGGGCGTCGAGCTGCGCCTCATCGAAACCGAGCCGCGGCCAGCCCTGGATGTGACGCCGCACCTGCGCAGCATGGTAAAGGAAGCGGCCGAGGCGACGACTTCGCTATTGAACATCGGACCGGAGTCGACGGTCGAACAGCTGAGGGCGGCCTGCCGCGAGCTGCAGGAAGCCGAAGACTCGGCCGCGGGGGCGAAGCGTGACATCCAGTGCGAGATCGCGCGCCGAAAAAAGGCGGGCGAGCAATGAGGTCCCAAGACAAAAGAGTGCCGATCGCAGAGCTGCCCATGGCCATCGAGCATGTATTGGGGGGAGGGCCTCGCACCATCGGCGAGATCGCCCGTGAGCTGGGCTATTCCGTCGTAGCCGTGCGTGCGCGGCTGGAGCAGCTGGAGATCGACGAGCGCGTTCATCGCGTCAGGACGCCAATCAATGCGTGGGCCGGCTATGCCTACATGTGGCACCTCGGCGCCGCTGCCGGTGCTGAGGTCTTGCCTTGCGCCGTGCACGCACAAACGCGGCCAACCTTGGTAGAGCACGGCGTCGTGCCGTGCCAGTCGACGGTGCGCACCTACCCGGCCATCAACCGGCGCGACCCGCTGGTGGCGGCGCTGTTCGGGCCGGCGCGCCAGGCGGCCGCATGAAGCCCGTCGACATGAGCGCGCTCCCGGCGCCATTCACGCCGATCGGCTGCGATCTGCGCGACTTTGCCTTCATGCCCCTCGACGTCGTGCGCCTGCGCGACAGCGACCTGGCTGTAGCCGCGGAGGCGGACGAGTTCCGCTGCGCAGTGCTGCTCTGGTGCGCCTCCTGGCACCAGGTGCCAGCCGGCAGCCTGCCAGACGACGACAAGATCCTCGCCCAGTACGCGGGCTACGGCCGCGTGGTGAAAGAGTGGCAGAAGGTCCGCGCCGGCGCGCTGCGCGGGTGGGTCAAATGCTCCGATGGGCGCCTCTACCACGCGGTCGTCAGCGAGAAGGCGAACGAGGCCTGGCTGGCGAAGCTGCGACAGCGCCTCAAGACCGAGTGCGCGCGCATCAAGAAGCACAACGAGCGCCATGGGACAAAGCTGCCTTTTCCTGAATTCGATGCGTGGATGGAGGCTGGCTGTCCCGTGGGACAACCACTATTTGTCCCTAGCGACAATCACGAGCCGCCGCCGGGACAAACCCCTTTTGTCCCCGCTGCGCTCCCAAAGGAAGAGGCGGGACAGGGCGTTGTTGTCGCTGGCGAAACGCCTTCCAAGGGACAGGGAGAGGGACAGGGACATATAGATAATCCCCCCAAACCCCCTGGCGGGGGCTCTCCGCCGGCAGGCCGAAAGGCAGGGGCGATCGCGCTGCAGACCTTCCTGGAAGCCTGCATCGAAAAGGGCGAACGGCCGCTGCGCGACTACACGCCGCTTTGGCGCTACGCCACCGAGGCCGGCTTGCCGCAGGACTTCATCGCCTTGGCCTGGGTCGAATTCCGGCGCCGGTTCCTGCCGGGCGGGACCGGTGACGCCAAGCGCTACAAGGACTGGCGCCAGGCCTTCCGCAAGTACGTCGAGGGCAACTACCTGAAGCTGTGGGCGATCGATGCCAACGGTGCGTACTTCCTGACCACCTTGGGCAAACAGGCCCAGAAGATCTTCGAATCGAAAGAGGCTGCATGAACAACGACATCAAACCGCCACCACACAGCATCGAGGCGGAGCAGGGCGTCATCGGCGCGCTGCTGCGCGACAACGACGCGGTCGACCGCATCGGCGACCTGCGCGCCGAACACTTCTACCTAGGCGACCATGCCACGATCTTTCGCGAGCTCATGCGCCACCTGGCCGCCGGCCGCAGCTGCGACGTGATCTCGCTGGGCGACGCGCTGAAAGGCAAGGTGAATAACTGCCTGCCGTACCTGAACTCGATGGAGCAGAGCGTGATTTCGGCGGCGCGCATCGGCCGGCACGCGGCGATCGTCCGCGACAAGGCTGTCAAGCGAGGGCTGATCCAGTTCGGCCGGACCGTGGCGGACGCCGCAGCCAATTCGCCGGAGGATTCGACCTCCATCGTCGACCAGGCCTCGTCCGAGCTGGAGAAGCTGGCCCTGGCGCGCACGCGCGCCGAGCCGGCGCTGGCCGCCGACGAGCTGACGGCACACATCGAGGAAATCCAGCGCCGCATGGACGGTACCGTCAAGGCGATCTCGACCGGCTTCCCGGCCGTCGACGACAAGCTCAACGGCGGGATCCGGCGCGGCGAGCTGATCGTGCTGGCCGCGCGTCCCAAGATGGGCAAGACCGCGTTCGCGCTCAACGTCGCCTGCAACGCCGCCGTCGACCACTCGGTGCTGGTGCTGTCGATGGAAATGCCAAAATCCCAGCTGCACGACCGCAACCTGGCCACCCTGGGCAGGATCCCGCTCGAGCACCTGCTCAAGCCCGAGATGATGAACGACACGGACTGGTCCGGCCTGACCCATGCCATGGTGAAGATCGGCGGGATGAAGCTGCACCAGGACGACCAGCCAGGCCTGCGCCTGATCGATGTCCGGATGAAGGCGAAGAGCGTGAAGCGCAAGCACGGCCTCGACCTGCTGGTGGTCGACTACCTGCAGCTGATGGAAGGCGACGGCGACAACCGCAATGCCCAGATCGAGGGGATCACGCGCGGACTGAAGACGCTGGCCAAGGAGCTGGACATGGGCCTCATCCTGCTGTCGCAGCTGAACCGTAAGCTCGAGGAACGGCCGAACAAGCGACCGATCCCGTCGGACTTGCGCGACTCGGGCTCGATCGAGCAGGACGCGGACGCCGTGGTCTTCCTCTACCGCGACGAGGTCTACAACCCGGACAGCCCCGAAGTCGGCGTGTGCGAAGTCGACGTCGCCCTGTGCCGCCAAGGCAAGCCGGGCCGCGTCGGGCTCGCGTACATCGGTGAGCAGGTCCGCTTCGAGACCCTGGCGCGCGGGTGGCAGCCGGCGAAGGCGCCGGACCGCCGCAGCAACCGCGGACTAGCGGCCCACCTATGAGCGCGAACCTCTTCAAGAAGGGCCGCATCTGGCATTTCCGCTTCCAGGTCGGCGGCGCGCGCGTACAGCGCAGCACCCGCCTCACGAGCAAGGGCAAGGCCGAGGAGCTCGCCCAGCGCGAGTACGCCGCGGCGATCGTGCGCGCGAACGGCGGCGAGCCCGTGCCGACCCTGGCCGAGCTGGCGGACGCGTGGCTCGTCGTGCACAGCCCGGTGGCCAGCGCAGCGCACATCCGCAGCGTGGACACGTTCCGGCGCCTGCACATGTACGAGCTGGCCCCCAAGCCGATCGGCGACATCACGACCAAGGACGTCGAGCTGGCGCGCGTGGAACACCTGAAGACGCACGCGCCATCGAGCGCGAACCACTGGCTCCGGATCCTGAAGCTGTTGACGATGTGGGCGGTCAAGCGCGACATCCTGCCGGCGGCGCCCTGGCGCGTGAAGATGCTGAAGGTGCAGAAGCGGCCGCGCGCGTTCCTGCCGGTCGACGTGGCCAGGACCTGGTTCGATGCCGTCGACGAGGCCACACGGCGCTCGCCCAGCGTCGGCACGGCCGTGCGCCTGATGTTCGGCCTGGGCCTACGCGAGAGCGAGGCAGCGTCGGCGCGCTGGGAATGGATGGACTGGGAGCGCTCGACGTAC